AGGCCGAGGCTCCTGCGTGCCGAGACTCACTTCACCCATTCTGGGTACAGGAACCCAGACTACGACAGGATCAACGAGTACCTGGGTGGGCTTGGCTATCAGATGATTGTCCAGGACGTAAGCGACTCACTCTATTTCCTTCCATGACCACCACCACCTGCCTGACCCCGACCATCACCAGGCACACGCCCAGCAACGAGGAGCTGGCCGAGCTTGCCTACAGGGCTGTGCTCGATGTGATGGAGGAAAGCCTGGCCAGCGGAAAGCACGGGCAGGGGACATGGAACCAGGGGGTTGAGGCAAACCCACGCTGGCACCTGACAAGGGTGATACGGCACGCCACCCAGGCGTTGATGCTTTTGGACGGGCTTGAACTCAGGGATGAGGAGTCTGTCCAGATACACACAAGAAACGCATTGGTCAGATGTTGTCTGGCCTATGCACAACTGGGGGAAACAAATGAGAAGAGTCCTGTTGCCAAGGGTTAGCCGTGAAGCAGATTCAACAAGGGAGGCTGTCAGCCATAGAGGTTCGGGAGATCCGAGCACGGGTAGTGTCTGTTCCTCAGTTACACCCTGTTTAACAGCTGGCATGCCCCCTGTTCTTGAGCCTGTGGCAACTGCAAAGTATGACATTGCAGCCGCCGTGGTCAGGCCGATGGTCTTCACCCCCAACCAGTGCGTGTCGATCATCCTGGATGCCCAGATCGAGGGCATGAGCAGGGCCAAGATCCTGCGTAACGGCAAGTCGATCTATAACTGGGCCAGAACCTGCGACTCCTGCTGGCTCAAGCGTTCCGAGAAGACGGAGTGGATGTACCGCATCGTGGAGAACGCAACCGCCGAGGTCAACGAAACCAACTTCGGGTTCGACCTGAATGGGGTGCAGGCTCTCCAGGTTCTCAGGTACCGACCCATGCAGTGGTTCTCCTGGCACGTGGATGTGTTCCCAGACAGCTACAGGAAACTCACGGCAGTCTTCAACCTGTCCAAGGATGTGGAGGACTATCGGGGTGGCGGGTTCAGGATCGAGGGGAACCAGGTATACAATCGGGAGTACCAGCGGGAGATCGGGTCTGGCCTGTGGTTCCCGTCCTTCATCCGCCACTGCGCCCGTAGTCCCTGGAAAGGGGAGAGATGGGTGCTGGTGGCCTGGTTCACGGGTCCGAAGTTCAAATGAGCTGGGAGTCGTACTGCAGGCTCAAGACCAATGGGGAAACCATCGAGCCAGGAAACTGGACGATCTGTCCCGAGCACGATGATGACTGGGATTGGTACTCGCTGGTCTACTACACCTCCAACTCTGGGCAGCCGATGGGCACCCACCTGGAGAACTGCACCGTGGTGGATCCAGTCTACGGGCAAATGTACCCAGACCCCGAGTACGGGCACAGGTTCCCGTGAAGAGATCCCGTGGGTTCAGTGATGGGTACCTGAAGGAGGCGGCTCCAGGTGCAATGAAGATGGATGGGTTTGACGACTGCATTGTGGGGGTCGGATACCGATGCGGGTCTGGACCCGTCCTCTGTTACGATATGGACTGGATCATCCAGAAGCTGATGAAGCGGGATGGGATGACCCACGAGGAGGCCGTTGAGTACTTCGAGTACAACCAGCTTGGGGCATACGTGGGGAAACAGACCCCCATTTTCCTCAACAGGATCCCCGAGCGGTGAAGATCGTTGTCTTCAACAAGAGTGTTGAGTGGGACGCTGGAGGCCTAAGCCTTGAGCCAAAGGTTCCCTACCTCCTGGAGAATCAGGGAGTCCCTGGCCTTCTCCACAAGGTCAAGGGTGATGGTGAGGTCAGGGATGCCAACACCAGGTGGAGGGTGGACGAGATGGATGCGGAGCCTGACCGAGCCTGGAAGATCCTGGTCGTCAGGGCAGGCGGTGCGGGGGACATCCTTTACACAACCCCGCTCCTCAAGGAGCTGAAGCGAAGATATCCCAACTGCAAAATCACCTACTGCGCTGGGGCAAGGTTGCCATGGTTGGTAGCCCACAACCCGTCGGTTGATTCGTTTATCCAGTACCCGCTCAGGCTGTCCGACTGCGCTGGGTACGACCAGATCCTCAACCTGGAGGGTGCGATTGAGGGGAACACCACCGACCATGCCGTGGATTGTTTCGCCAAGGTTGCTGGGATCACGCCCCTGGACAGGAGCTATGTCCTCAACCTGAACCCCGTCAAGGTTGGCCAGGCCTCCAACTTCATCCCACGCCACGGCAGGTACAGGGTGGCGATCCAGCCCAGGGCCAGCTCACCCGTCAGAACCTATCCCGACAGCCTGATGTCCCAGGTCGTCAGGGAACTGATGGGTCGTGACATCCAGTGCGTGATTGTGGCAGAGCACGGAAGCATCATTACACCCAACGACTGGTTTCCCAAAACCGTGAACCTGGCGATGGTCAAGATCCCGCTGTCCTGGGAGGACTCCCTTTGCGTTGTCTCCCACTGCGATGCCGCCCTCGCCGTGGACTCAAGCCTTATCCCATTTGCCTCGGCCATGGGCAAGCCAACCGTGGGCATCTGGGGATCCTTCAAGCACGACCTTCGGGTGATGGACGGAGCCAGGCACATCCCAATCTACGGGAAAGGTGTCTGCAGGCTGGCTCCCTGCATGCACCACCCAGGTTGCTCGACCACCTTCCCAGAGGGTGGGCACTGCAACGTGTCTGGAATCTGCGAGGAGCTGGCCAGCATCAAGCCCAGGGACATCGCCGATGCCGTTGAGAAGGCCTGCCAGCCGTGAGCGTCAGCTCCCTCGTTGCCATGCTGTTTGTGATGATGGTTGTCTTCATCATCCTTTCCCACGAATGAAGATTCAGCTGGCCTGGTACGAGATGGCCATTGCCTACGATGTGGGTGCAAGGCGGGAAGCCAACGCCAGGGTCAGAGGCCTAAGGGACTCGGTATTCAAGGATGACCTGGCCAGCTGGGGAACCCACATCGAGGCGGCTGGTGCCGAGATGGCGGTGGCCAAAGCCCTTGGACTCTACTGGGACGGATCGGTCAACGTAGGACAAAGGGAAGACCTCCCTCGCACTGGTCTGGAGGTTCGATGGAACCAGGATCCAAACAGAACCAGCTGCAAGGTGAAGCCCAAGGACACAGGCATCGTGGTGGCTGTGCGTGGTAGCTCCCCCGCATACGAGTTGCTTGGGTGGATCCGTGCCGAGGGTGCCAAGAGGCAGGAGTGGTTGCACCACAGAAGGGATTACCCTCCAGCCTACCTGGCTCCCTCGTCAGCGTTGTCCCAGGACTTTGGACTCCTTGCCAGGCAACTCAGGAACCTTGCCAGCGAGGCAGAACTGAGTCTCGGGCAACTGCAAAGCAGTCGTTAAAGACCAGCAGGCAAAGGCCAACAGGAGCGTGATGGCTCCCACGGCAACCGCTGTGCTAGATGAGCTTGAGCTGTTTGGCATACCAGGAGTCGGCCAGCTTTAGGTTGCTGGGCTTCCATCCCTGACGCATCGCATACTCAACCGTGTGTCTGTTGACATTGAAACGCTGGGAGATCTCCCTGGTTCCAAGGCCAGCCTTGTGCATCGCCTTCCAGATTGCCCAGCGGAGAGCCACCGAGTTGGGTGTGCGTGACTTATCGTTGACGACCTTTGGATCCACCATGAAGTGGTACTTCGGAACCAGCTTGGTCTCGATCTTGGTCTCGACCTTACCCCCGTACTTTTCGGGGAAGGTCTCGACCATTTCCGTGACCGACCTGATCCTGTCCACCAGGATCGCCACGGCCTGATCGACTTCCCGCATCTTGTCCTCGACCACCTTCATCCGACCCGTAAGCACGGCTCGGAACATATCCTCACGATTCTCCTCCGTCATTTGCCCTCCTCCAGCCACATCTCCAAGGCCTCACGGATAATGGATGCCAGTGACCTGGCTCCCTCGGATTCGGCTTTCTGTTTGAGTTGACCCATCAGCTCCTCCCCAATGCTCACCGAGATCCTCACGACATCTCCTCAGTGAACTCCTTCACCGCCTCCTCGATCTCGTCATACGCCTCGGCTATGGCTCCCGAGCTGGAATCCAGGATCTCAGCCCTGGTGAGCCTGTTGATGATGTTGTTGGCGAGTTTGTCCAGCTTGTCTGGATCCTCGACCAGTTCCGCTAACTGCATAATGCCTCCTCGTTGGTTGGTTGATTGACCAGCACCCGCCTGGGCACTGATCCGTTGAGGATCCACACCACCGCTCGGTGGTGGAGAGCCTCGAAGGATTCGATTCGGGAGGGGAACTTCATGTTCTCCGACCCGAATATGGAACATCCGTTGATGAGGTTGAGGGATCCACGCCTGGACTCGTACCCAGCCAAGGCAATAGGATAATTCCTGTTGTTCGAGATCTGCCTGATCAGCGGGTGGTCGGAGGATCCATTCCTCCAGAACCAGACCTTTGTCCTGGTGCATCCGTCAATCCCGCACCTGGTCTGGAGTTCCACCCACCTGTTGCCACGCCCGAACCTGTACCAGGACTTGAACTGACCCGTCCTGGGATAGACCTCGGTTCCCTCGTCCGTCCTGCACCAGCCCCTGCGGGTCAGGAAATCGATGTTCCTTGCGATGGGGGCAGTCATTTATCCAACCCCCTGATCGCCGCCAGCAGTCGGGTCAGCTTGTGGCAGTTCTTCCCACGGAGGGCGGGGGACTCTGTCTTGAGCGTGATCTCCAGCTTTAGGTGACCATCGCCCCTCCTGTCGGCTATGTAGTTGAGTTCGACCTCACCGCCAGAGACCCTCTTGCCCAGCGACACGTAAGACCTGGAGCAGTAGGTGTCATCGTCCTCTGGCTCAAAGTTCTCCCCGACCTGTACCGCCACTGCCCTGGTCTTGAACCCAGCGAGCCTCGACAGGCTCTTGAGGGTGGCAATCTTTAGCCTTCGCTCCCTCGCTGGCTTCTCCCTGGAGGTGGAGTAATCCCTGGCCAACCTGGTGGCCAGGCGATGGGTCTCGACCAGGAGGGCGGGTGCAAGGTGCAACGAGTCCTTCCTGATGATCCAGTTTCCTGGCAGGTTGTAGTGCCTGAGCACGATTGGATCCAGGTTGATGACCACCGACAAACCCCTGGAGCTGTTGGGGGATCTCAGCTTGGCGATGGACTCGGACGACCCACGATCCTCGAAGTCACAGGTCTGAAACCGCTTCTCGATCTCGCAGGCTTTGGTCTTGATCCAGGTGCTCGGATGGTTCTCGCAGTAGTCGGACAGATCCCAGTTGAGTTCTGGAATCCCCCTTAGCTTGAACCTCACCGCACTGGCCTTGATCCTGTCCACCGCATCAGCGGGGAAGTGTTCGGCAATCGATGAGATGACGGCGTACTTCTTTGCTTTGTATGTCTTGTTCATCTTTTGTTCCTCCTTTTGGTTAGGCCGACCCGCAGTAGAACTCCCTGAGTGCATCGTGCAGGGCACTTGCCAACGCATCCTCGGGCTTCCTGTGGTACTGGTCGGTGTTTGAGTAGCTGTTGAGTGGTGCTTGGAAGTTGGGGGTGGAGAACGCAGGCACGTAGTTATTGGCTCCGATCCTGTGGATCGATACGGACAGGATCTCCTGACCATCGAACCAGAACTCCCTGGTGACGTGGTTCCCCGATCCAGTGATCTTCGGGCAACCCCTCACGCTCAGTCGGGTTGACTCTGGGAGATGGCTTAGGTCTTTCCTGGTCGGATACCTGTACTCGACCCACCATCCAGACTTCACCGCCTCCCTCGCCCACTTGTCGCAGTAGTCCTGGATGACATCGGAGACGTTGTCCCTGTCTATCTCATCGACCTCCCAGTCTGGATCGTCCTTCCTGAGCCTGTACTCAGCCCTCAGCCTCCTGAGGAAGTCCAGGTCAGGCTTCTTCAGGCCTGCCTCAAAGTCAGACCTGGCATCCACGCTCCGCTCGATATCCAGCTCGGCCAGTTTTTCCACCTTGGTCTTCACGCTGTCACCTCCTGGGGAATCTCCACCTTGACCCCGAATGGGGGGTTGATGTCCGACCTGGTCGAATGGATCCCCCAGATCGTGGGCACAATCTCCTCGCCCCAACTGCAGGTATCTCCGTCAGTCAGGAAGATGTGGCACTTCACATCGCTGCCCTCATCGATGAACTCCTGGAGAACCTCGGAAGCGTGGTCGAAGTCAGTCCCGCCCCCGCCCCTGAGGTTGGGGAACGGATCCCCGACCTGGTACTCCTGGAATCCGTAGTGGCGGGTGTCGCAACTGCCGATGACCAGGGTCAGGTTGAGGGACTGGCAGACGGACAAGGCCTCGGCCAGTGCCTGCTCTCCCTGGGATTGGGAGATGGATCCAGACAGGTCGATGGTGACTGCGACCAGTCCCCTGTTCTGATTGTCCAGGCTGGGGAGGATGATCCCCCTGGGAGACCTCCGTGAGGGTCTTCGCCAGCTCCAGTCATCCTTGGCCACCTCGGTCAGGTGTTTTCGGATCAGCTCAAACCACTCCACGGCTGGCTCCCTCGATGCCGTGATGAGCCTGTCCAGGTCTCCTGGGATTGTCCCAGCCAACTTGGCGACAGCTTGTGCCCTGGAGACCTTCGCCTGGATGTCCCTGGCCAGGATCTCGATCTCCTGGGAGGACAGGGGTTTGCCGTTGTGATCCTTGGGATCCTCGACCTGACCCCAGCCCTGGGGCTTCACCTTCTTGGACTTGGACTGGAGTCGGGCGTAGACCTCCTCCTCGGACAGATCCCTGTACTGCTCGTCCACCAGACCTCCTTCGGGGAGGGTAAACCCAGCGTCCTTGAGGATCAGGTTGATCACGTAGTCGCAGGCGATGTTCCATAGGACTGGATCCCTGGATCCCCGCCTGAAAGCGTGGAGGAGTGCGATGTGCAACACCTCGTGTGCTGTCAGGCCAGTGACCTCCGCCTGCTTAAGCGAGCTGACGAAGTCGATCCCGAATCGGATCGAGGTTCCGTCCGTGCACGCTGTCGGGCAGTCCCTGTCCAGGTAGGTCGGGGCGGACACGGCCAGCGTTCCGAAGAAGGTGTGATCCAACACGAGGTCGGTCACCGCATCATCGATTTTCTTTTGTGCCTTGTTCATTGTTTGCCCCTCCTTATTTCAGCCCCACCAGGTGGGCACGATTGATCGTCCAGTCCACGAACGCCTTGTTCTCCCTCAGTTTCGGGCACAGCTTGTCGAACAGCTTCGCCCCGAACACCTCAAACGCCTGGGGAAGGCGGGGGAGGTAGGTGAAGAAGGACTCGCAGTGTTTGGGGGTCTTGACCCTGGAGACCAGTGCCCCCAGGAGTGCCCACAGAACCTCAGGTTCCTTCTTCAGGTCTGGGATCCTTGCCGTCTTGGGGGATGCCAGAACCTTTTCGGGAAGGTCGGCCAGACCCTCGTAAACGGCCAGGAATCCGTGGAAGTCCACGCCAGCGGATCCCAGGCTCCCGACCAGCCAGGCTGGGGAGCTGAGTCCCTGACCCAGCAACTTGTTGACCGCCTCCCACGCTCGGGGACACCCGAACTTGGTAGCGAAGTCCTGGGGAGGCTCCTGGGAGAAGCAGTCGGGCTTGAACTGGAGGAACGAAAGGATCCTCGAGTCGATTCCGTTCTCCGCTCCCCAGGATGTCCAGTGTTCCAGGTCAGGCTCGGCGTGGATGACCGCATCGAAGCGGGAGACGAGCGGGGAGATCAGGTTGCAGACTCCCGCCCGATCCAGCCTCGAGTTGGTCGCACCCACGAACCTGACGCAGTCGGGGATCCTGCGACCCTCGACCTCCCTTGCCCAGATGATGTGCTGGAGTGCCTTCTGGATGGACTCGGATGCCTGACCCAGGTCGTCCAGGAAAAACAGGGTCGGGGTGGTCGCCCCGAGAAGTTTCCTGAGCAGACCGATGGGGTCGAAGACGGCGTGACCATCGACCACGCAGGGAAGACCCTTGTAGTCGGTGGGATCCGAGCATGCGGGGGTATCAACCACAACCTCGGGATCGCCCCCGATCCTTTGGGCAACCTTCCGCCAGGCATCCCTCACGATGGCGGTCTTCCCGACTCCAGGCCTTCCGACCAGGAGCAGGGAAACGTTGCTTTCGAATGATTTTTCCAGGTCGGCTGAGAGTGACCCCAACCGAACCCTGTTGATGTGCGTGTCCACTTTTGTTTTTGTGTTCATTTTCTGTTCCTCTTTCTGTTTTGTTGTTGTTGGTGTCAGTCCTTGAGGACGATCCAGGCTCCGATGAAGAGACCCGAGATCCCCAGGGGCAGGGTGATCCTCGTCACAAGATCGAGGACGGCCAGCTGTTCGTATGTCATCAGATGTCTCCTAGCTGTTTGCAGTTGCGGTTGACCCAGAGAAGACCGAGGCCAGGGACTTGAGGTCTCCCAGGACAGACCGAGCTGTCTGGGTGGCCTCATTCCTGGCGTTCAGGTTTTCCCTGAGGGTGTTGGGATCCCTGAACTGGCGAAGGCGGTCTCCCGCCTGAGCCAGGGCAGAGTCGATGTCCGAGTCCCCAGAGAAGTTGAGATCCCGAGCCTCCTCGATGACCTCACTGACCCGATGGATCGTCTGATCCCTGAAGATGGCCTCGGGCTGGGACAAGACCGCCTGGAACTTGTCCACGACCTCGACCACTCGGGAGAGCAGGTCGTGGTGGGCGTTGGTGATCGCACCAGCGACCAGCTGTTGGGCACGCTCCTGGTCTTCCTTGGAGGACAGGTCTGTCGTCCTGGGGAAGGGGAACTTGGCCAGCTCGACCCCGAACTTGCCCCGAAACTCACCAGCGGTTGCGGGATAGTCGGAGGGGTTGAACAGGCCGTTCAGACGACCCTTGGCCTCCTCGACCAGGGAATCGAAGTCACTCGCCAGGCCGTCCGCCAGCTTCTCAAACTCCTTGGTCAGCTTGCGGTGTCTGTCTGCGTACCTGGTCGCCAGCTTGACAGGCAGGATCCGATTCTCTCCCCGATAGGGGAGGGTGTGGGCATAGAAGGTCTCCCGAATGGCGTAGGCCACCCGATTGATCGGTTTCAGTGCCTCAGGCTTGATCAAGGCTTTGACGAACCTGCCAGCCTCACCAGCCAGGATCTTGTGGTTTGATTCGACTTCCTGGGTCGCTTTCCGATCCTGCTTGCCCCCGATGTATCGGGAGATGGACAGGTCGGCCAGGAAGGCCACCTTGTTGAGTTCGATGTGGGTTAGGTTGAGTTTCTTGTTCATTGTCTGCCCTCCGTGGTTAGTTTGCTGTAGATGCGTTTCTCGAGCCTGGAATCGTAACCGCTGGCGAGTGCCAGAAGGGTTGCGATGTTGATCCTGGCCTTTACTTCGCCGTCCTTATAGATGGCCAGGTAAGCCTCAGTCCTGTCCGTGTATGCATTGTCCAGGTGGCGGATTTTTGTCTCCCTTAGATTAAAGAGGTTGCCCCCTTTATATGTCGGATTTACTAGGGTTGCGGTTACATCCGACTCGTCAGGCTCGTGCCAGTCTGAGCGAAGACCAAGCGTATCAGCCAAGCTGGCCAGGCCTTCAGCCGAATCGATGAAAGGGATTTCATCCTTGGCCCAAACCCTGTCATAATCAGCCGATGTCAGCTCTTCCTGTTTGTGGTTCATTGTCTGTTCCTCCTATTTTGTTTTTTGTTTGTGCTCGGTTTTCCCTCTGGGATTGCCTCGCACCTCACCACTATGCATCGAGGGGTATCTGCGGTCAACTGCCTTGCAGACGTTATAAGCTAAGATAATACACTGTATTAGTTTTGTAGTCGTCACTCAACCTCGGGATCCGACCTCACTGCTGGGTTTGTCTCGTGAGCTGACAGCCTCCCCCAATCAAGGGGAAGGCTTGGGAGTCGTCACCGCTTGGGATGTTCGCTCGCAGTGTTTGTCTTTTCGTGCTCGGGTTTACCAGCCCTCACGCTCGATTCTTCGAGTCAAACGCCTGTATTTTTTAGGGGCGGATGGAGGTCTCGAGAGTCCGCCCTTCGAGTAAGATCGCAACCCGCAAGGCCTTTTTCAGTCTGACTTCCTTCGGGAGGACTTCCAACCTGCTATATCAAACCAAGGTAATCCAGGGGCTGGGAGTGTCAACTACAAAGCATTCGACATAGCCGATAAAGACTGCTAATAGTCTCACCGATGCCCAGGAAGCGTAGGATGATCACCAGGATCAGGAAGGTCGAACCCAACAACACGGAGAGCCTGGAGACCCAGCTGACGGCAAATGGGATCGAGGTCGTGCAGAAAGAGAAAAGGCAGGTCGGAAGGCCTAAGATCAAGCTCGAGGGATTCAGCCAGAAGGTGATCAAGGAGATGATGGACTTGGCCAGGATCGGGATGCCTTACAAGTCGATTGCTGGATGCCTAAACATTTCCTACTCGAAATTCCTCGAATTGAGGGAGGAGAATCCTGGGTGGGCATCGATGATGGACGGACAGCGTGAGGCTTTCGTATCTGACAACCTGGCGAAGCTGAGACGACACGCCAACACCTCACCTCAGTCAGCTCAGTGGCTCCTCGAGAGAGTGAGACCTGCGGAGTTCTCGAGTAAGGCAGAGCTAAGGGTTTCAGGTTCAGTGAATAACAACGTCACGTTAGACGTTAGCCAGGATCTTTGTGCCAAGTTGGCAGAGGCAAGGCGTGCAAACCTGGATGGAGTTCTGATGGAGAATCAGGCCACCACCACCCAACTTTCCCTTCCAACCTCCTCATCATCAGCATCGGATTTGATTTTGGAAAGGAACCAAAGTGCTGTGGAAATTACGGCAGAGGAAGTAGTTCCAGGGCAAAAGCCCGAAGCTCCCTAGATACCCCACTACCACCACCCGCCCCCCTGTATGTACTACTTATATATATGCCCCCAAAAACACACACCCCTTCCGTATTATCGGCTACACGGGGGTACCTCATTTCCCATCACCCCCACCCCAAATTTTTGCCCAACCTGGGCACTTTGACCAATGCCCTGGGACTACGCAGCGCACAAAGCCAGGCTCCATTCCGACGAGGCCTACAAGCGCAGGTTCTACGCCATGACCAGGGACTGGCTAAGGCGCAGGCTCAGGAACGATCCCGACTACGCCTTGGTCTATCGGGTCAAAAGACGGATCATGGCCAGGCGCAGGCGCAAGGCACTTAAAGCCGAACAAAAGCGTCTGCAAATGGCTATAATGCAGAATACGGGCCATCCTGGTGAACGAAACCCAGAAACTTAGATTCCTGTCCAGCCTGGCTGGGTTCTCCAGTGCAGTGCTGGAAATGAAGACCCTCTATCCATGGCAGATCCAGGTCATGGATGCCCTGGACAAAGGGGGCAGGGTTGCGGTCAGGGCACCCAACGGATCTGGCAAATCCAGCTTCCTGGTGGTGCCAGCCATCATCTGGCACTGTGCGGTGTTCCCCAACAGCTATGTGATCGTCACCTCAAATGTTGGGCGGCAGATCAAGTCGGGTCTCTTTGCTACCGTCCACAAGTACGCCTCCAAGCTGAAGGGCTGGACGGTCAACTCCAATGAGCTGATCAGCCCGATCAACGGTAGGGCGGTGGCCTTCACCACCGATGAGCCAGGGCGCATGGAGGGGTGGCATTCCACAGAGGGGAGCACCACGGAGGGCAAGGGGAATCTGATGCTCATCTATGACGAGGCCAAGTCGATACCCTCCGAGATATGGCACGCTGGGGAGCGCACCCAGCCCAACAGGTGGTTGGCCATATCCAGCACTGGGTCTGCCAACAGCTTCTTTGCCAAATGCTTCAGGGAGCACGCCAAGTACTGGAAGACCTTTTCAATCCCAGTTACCCAGTGTCCCCATATCACCAGGGAATCCATCAGCCAGCTTGAGGAGCTGTATGGCAAAGAGCACCCCCTGGTCAGAAGCATGATCTACAACGAGTTTGTGGACGAAGGGGATACGATGACCGTCCTGACCGAGTCAAAGCTGTCCCACTGCAGGCAAAGCCCTCCCAACCATGTGCCTGCCGAGAAGGTGGCATTCATCGACTGGGGAGGGGCAGGGGTGGATGAGACGGTGCTGGCCGTGATGGAGGGGAACCTCTTGCACCCGCTGATCGTCATCAAGGACAGGGACGAGATGCGGACTGTGGGAAGGGTGATTCGTGAGCTGAGGGCTTTGGGGGTTGCACCCAACATGGTCTGGGCGGACAACGGCGGGATCGGGTCACCGATGACCAGGCGGATGGATGAGCAGGGATATAGCGTCAACAGGGTCAACTTTGGGTCCGCTGGATCTGGCGGATATGCGACCAGGGCGGCTGAGATGCTGTTTACGGCAGCCAGGCTGATCGAGGACTGCGGAGTGATCCTGCCCAAGGACGATATTTTGGACGGGCAGTTATGCACCCGAAGGTTTGCGACCAACTCGTCTGGTGACATCAAGCTGGAAAGCAAGGCCGACTACAAGCAAAGGACGGGTGGCGGGTCTCCCGACAGGGCCGATGCCGCCGCAGGGGCGATCTGGGCCTATCTCAGAATCAAACCGAGCTTGACCAGATCCAACAGTCAAGGTAGTTATTTGCATACGGATGTATTCGGAAACCCTTTGTCTTTACCTATGCAGGATCGGGGCGGCTTCGACGCTGGCGATTAAGTGACCACGCAGGAGCTGTATGATGTTTTTTGCGAGGACCTGAAGTCCCGCACCACTTGGGAGGACCGTCAGAAGGTTTGGTATACCATGTGCAACGGTGGGCTTCGCAGGAAGCGCAAGCCCTGGCCCAATGCGGCGGATCTTCACTACCCGTTGGCCAATTCGATCATCAACAAGTTTGTACCCTTTTACATAAACCAGATCTACTCGGCTGAGAATCTGGCCAGCTTTGTTCCCCGCAGACCGCAGATGCAGAACCTGAGGCTTGCCGCCGAAACGTGGTTTAACTATCAGCTGCGGGAGCGTTCCAACTTCGAGACCGAGATGCAGGTCTACGTCAGCGCAATGTTGCGTTGCGGGATCTCGTTTATGAAGGTCATGTGGGACGAGCAGTCCAGGCGGGTCAAGTTTGATGCGGTCAACCCGATGTATGTCGTGGTGCCGTACTGGACAACCAGCATGGAGGAATGCGACAGGCTTTGCCATGTGCTGGAGATGTCGGAGGCCCAGTATCGCAGGCACTCCGAATACAGGCAGGGGGATGATTTTATCAAGCGGATCCAGGGCAAGGGGACCAGCGCAGGTGCTGGGATCCGTGCCTACAACGAGCACAAGTTAAGCAAGCAGGGGATCACCGAGGGCACCAAGGATGACTCGATCATCATCTGGGAATGCTACGAGCGGACCGAGGAAGGTAAGGTCATGGTCCACACGTTCAGCCCTCAGGTGCCATCCGAACCGATCCGTGAATCCTTTGAGCTGCCCTACGCCCACGGGCGTATCCCTTTTGTTCCATGCGTGATGGAGTTCAATGCCGACAAGGGTGTCTATGCCAGCCGTGGGGTTTGCGAGACGGTTGCGGCATTTGAATCGGCCCTGACCAAGACCATGAATGCCAAGGCCGATGCGATGAGTCTTTACAACGCACCGATGTTTTCCAGCGACCAGGACATACCCAATGTGAACAACATTCGCTTCGGCACAGGGGTTCTCCTACCGACTGGAGTCAAACCAGTGCTGATGCCCCAGCCACCCATCAGCTTTGACCAGGAGATGGTCCAAATGCGTCAGGTGGCAGAGTACCTGGTCTCGATGCCAGACTTTGGCCTGACTCAGGGAAGGCTCGGGAGCCAGAAACCCAGGACGGCAACGGAGATCCAAAACATCGGGCAACTGATGGGGGTCAACACCGACCTTAGGATCAAGCTCTTTAAGCTGTCCTTGGCTGAAATCTACCAGCAGGCATACGCCATTTTGGTCGAGTACGCCCACGACCAGCTTCTCATTGAATACCAGAACCAGTTTTCAGCGGTGCCTGCCGAAGCCCTCATCATGGACTACATGATCAAGCCCTCTGGAAGTGCAGATGGGGTCAACCGTGTCATGCAGT